CAATCAGGGAAACACTCCTCTTGATTCCACCGTCGTTGCGATGATGGACATTGTTCCCAAGTTCCAAGCAAAGCACAAGGTTCAGATCGTGAACACGATCTTCCTCACCGATGGTGAATCGGGTCACAGTGTTGTTCATACTCGTTCATACAACAACGAACGAGTCTATGTTGATTCTCCGTTCAACAAGAAGCAGTACGACATCACCGATTACCCGACGAGCACCGATGCTCTTCTTCATATCTTTGCTGATGTGACGGGAAGCAACACCATCGGGTTCTTTCTGTGTGGCAAGCACGGACACTGCCGCTATTTGGATCCCAATGCTGATCGCAAGGAAGAATACAAGCGCATGATGGAGAAGGGTTACACCGAAGCACCAACGATGCAGAAGGTTCGTAGTTACAACTACGACAAGGGAATGTACGAGGCAGATACTCTCGGCATCAATCACGGATATGATCGTCTGTTCGTTATTCCCGCGAATGTGAATGTGTTGGACACCGATGAGGTGGATGATGCACTGGAACTTCTTCCCGACAACGCTACCTTCACTCGCGTTCGCAACACCTTCTTCAAGGCAGTCAGTCAGCGCGCTAACTCGCGCGGATTCATCAACCGATTCGCGGATGTGATTGCTCAACCCGTTAAGCGTTGATTCCCGCATTAAAGGAATCCCAACCCCTTTCAATCAGGAATGGAGTAAAATCCATTCCTGTTTTTTAAATACAATTAAAGATAAAAAGATCCGTGTTTCCACAATCCCGCGATGAGGAGCAGAAATCACGCGCGAAAAGTTGATAGTATTGATGTTGATAGTATTAGAGTGCTGAGCCTAAACCAATTATCTGCGATACATACCGCGATCAAATTCTCGGTCATCCGCTGCTTCTTCTCGCTCGCGTTCTCTTTTTTCATCCTCTTGTTCTTTTCTATCTTGATTTTCTTGTTTTGCTTTTTCGTATTCAGCACCAAGAGAAAGTTGATTAGGATCTTCTTTTTGTTTCTTCTTTGCTTCAGATAATATTTGTTTAAATGATTTCATAACCATATTTATAAAAAAGAAACGGGAAGCTGCGACTTCCCGTTCCATCTCTCCCATCCCTTTCACGGATTATTTCTGTTTCGTCGGTAGTGGATCTTTTTCACTTACATACGAAGGTGGCACACAGTACCAACCTTCAGGTAGTCCCACTTGGTGGTTGCTGAGAACCCACTCCCCCTGTTGGAGTGTGTATACTCTCGTTTTGGTGTTCGGACCCAGACGAATGGGTGAGTCCTCTGGGATGAAGACGGTTCTGCTCCCGCAACCAGTTATCAATCCGAGAACCAGCACGACGAAGACGCTCACGATCCACATCTGCATCAATTGCAGTTGAAGATGCTTGTATTCTTTTCTCGAGCCAGTTGAAGAGCGCGAGAGCAACTTGTGCGACAATCTTTTCAAGCATTATACCTCGTCAATTATGCTGCGGGTGGGGTATTATTGCTGGCATCCTTTGCCATAATAAGACCAACACCAGCAATTACCGCTGCGATTGCAGAAGCAAAATCTGCGCTTGTTGCGGGATCACCGTCAAACATAGCGGTAAGAACTGCTCCGACTGCAACCAAAATTGCTCCGATTCCTGCGATTGTTGTATTTTTATTCTGTCCCATATAGTAAACTCCTTTACAAGTATATATAAAGGTGATGAGTAAGAACAAGAAGTATTCAAAGTTTCTTAAATCTTCAATGGGTTCACCAGAACTTGTAACATCACCAGAATTTTTACATTTTATTGAAAAAGAGTCCAAAAAGCGGAAGGTAGATCCGCTTTTATTTTTTACCCAAAATAAAAAATACATGAAAAAAATAAAACACTAGTGCCGCATGGGCTTCGCTACCTTAAGGGACTAGGGGGGAATCAACATAGTGATTCCCCCAACTTATAAATAAATGTAATGAACGAATTTACTGATAAACATTGGTTTGACCCAGACGGCAACCTTCACCCAATTCGCCGTAAAAACGCGATGCATGGCGATTTTATCTTTGGTAATCATGAACTATTCGGATATAAAAGTCTTAACCATGCACTTAATGATCACAATAATGATAGACTCTATAGACGAGCTGCCAATCGGGGATTTATTCGTGGAGAATATTATTTTGGAAGCAATATGGGAGATTCGGATGAACAATCCCATAACCATATTTTAACATATGAAAGCCCCACGGGAGGATCTTTACGAAAATTTGAAAACGCACTTAGAACTTTACATAGACATTATTCACAATACCCAAGAAGAAAATTTACTATTGAATTAACCCCATTTGATGGTGATGCCGAATATAAGATAGCGGAAAAAATTAGAAAGATCACTGGCAAAGACGATTTGGGATTTATCACTTCATTAGAACATATAGAAAAACTTGTTGGTGGCATAAAAGACAAACCAACTGTTGAACCAGTAAAGAAAACTCCAAAGAAAACTCCAAAGAGAGATTCTATTCCAGTTGTGGATACCTCTAGATTGGGAAAAGAACCCAATATGGGTCAAGGTAATATGACGACTGCCGAATGGAACTTCTGGAGAAGAAAAGGTCTTGGAGATTCGTATATACCGATTATGGGATTCAAGCAATTTATTAGAGAACAATATGAAAAACTTTAAAAATCTTTTATCCGAAACAATTCGCAAAGTTGGAGATGAGTATACAATACTCAGCAAAAAAGGTAAGAGACTCGGTAAATATGGAAGTAAAGAAGCAGCACTCAAACGATTAAAACAGATTGAATGGTTTAAAAGACACAGGAATTACTAATGAAAACATTTAAACAATATATTGAAGAAGGTTTTGTAGATAAAGCACTTGGTGCTGCTCTAACGTTTGGTGCTATAAGTGCTGGCGCTGCTGGTTTGAAATTTATGTCCAACCAAGGCGGACAACCACAACAAACAACACACACTGAACCCGTTCCCGTTGCAACACAAATAGCGCAAAAACAAAAAGAAGAAGAGCAAAAACCAAAAATAGATCCAGCACAAGTTGCTCATGATAATTTTCACACTGGTCTTCGAAAAAAATTTGGATCAGAATATGATGTTATCATGAATGCTGCAAAACGAAATGGAATCAATGAAACCGATCATGATAAATTAGGAATGTTGTTTGCTATTCGTAAAACTGAAAACGGAAGAGCAGGAAAAGAATTTGGAGTTCTTCATGCAAAAGCCGTTGGTCCAAAAGGTCAAACACTGGATAGGCAAGCAGGGTGGGCAGCATCAATTTTAAACAAAAGAATAAACGAATGGCAAGGGATGGATTCAAAATCCCAGTCTGGTTATAGTGGATTTACTCATTATCTTCAAACAAGATATGCTCCACACGGAGTTCAAAATGATCCAAGGGGGTTAAACAAACATTGGTTGAATAATTTCACAACTCACTATAATGAACACATGGATTATCTAAAATGATTAATGAAGTTTTTCAATCCATCCATGAATCTGTAAAGAAAAGAAACACACCCGATGCTTATGTGGTTGATACTCCACAAACTAAAGATGTGATTCACCGTGGTTATATTCAAGCAGCAATTCCTGTTAAATATGATTTTGTTCCGAGAGAAAAAGCAAAATCTAAAAATGATGGAACTCATGTATACAGATTTTCAAATAAAGGTAGCATTGGACTAATTGAAATCGACCATAGATTAAATGCAAATCCTTCATCTGGACACGAAACAACATCATCATTCTCCAGTGAAGTAAAAGATTTTGAACCAGATATTAATTTGATGAGAACCATTCTCCCCGCAGTTCAACATCATGTACAATCACATGACCCAGATGTGTTAAAGTTTTCAAAAGGATTTAAGTTCACAAAAGAATTAATCAGTAGATTAGATCCAGAAAATAAGATTTTTGATGTAACCAAAACAGATTCTGGTACAATTCTTAAGAAAAAAGCACCAATTGACGAAAAATCAAAAAGAATCATATCGCATATCAAAAAGAAAGTTAGCATAAATAAAAATAAGGAGAAATAAATGCCTAGACACAATACAAGAGGATCATCCGTATTTCAAAAAGTTTCTGATTCAGCAGGACAACAAAGACAGGATACAGGAAGAAGATTTGCGGAAGCAAACCAATCAAGAGGCAACTTTGCAGGAAATCCAACTAATATGGTGCAAAGAACCACTAGAGAAAGAGCTCAGGAAGCACGAAGATCATTCAATGAAAGATTCCGTTCAAACGAACAAAACAGCGGAAGAGGTTAATATGCCAAATTATGGTTTTATATGTGAGGGGTGCAATCATTCATTTGACAAGTTATTGTCTATTCAGGACAGAGAACTTCCACTAAATGAATGCTGCCCTCAGTGCGGTGAGAATAAAATAATCAAGGATTTTGGTTCCATGCGCCAGTCGCTGACTGCTGATACAAATTTAAATGCAAACACAGCGACTGGCGGAAGATGGAATGAATTAATGTCACGAATGAAGGGTGGTCTTGCTAAAAGATATCACTCAAATCTAGACGCAGCATCTGCAAACACAGGAAGATCATGGTTAGGTTAACATTTAAACAGTTTATATCTGAAAACCGAGATTTTATCACATCAACTATGGAATTGATGCCTGACAAATACATCACCGATCCATCTGATCCTTCTAAAAAAATATTAAATCCAAAATATTTACAAGCTAAAAACTATCCAGCTTCATTTCCAAGTGATCAGGATCAGTTAAAAGTTGAAATAGATAAACCAGAACAAACAGAATTTGATCCTCGGGAAGCACCAAAAACAGTAGTATCTGGTGGAAGAGCAAAAGAAATGGCAATAAAAAGAGCAGGGCAAGCGTATACAAATGATTACTTCTACGGAGGATCAGACTTCTTTAGACCAGGGCCTGGTATGTATACACCAAGCAGTATGCCATTAGAAACACCAGGAAGAAGATAATGAATCAACAATTCTTACATCATTTGCAGCAATTGTCTAGCAAAAATAAATTATCCATAAATGAAGTTCTTGAAAGAGATTCATTGGAACCAGATCAAAAACCAAAAGCACCAAGTGATATTGGTAGTAGATTATATGATGCAACTGTTGGAAGATATCAAAGGTATTATGATTCCGAAATGCAAAAAAAGAGTGCAGTCGATGTTGCTGCAACCGAAAGAATAGATCGGGAAATAGAAGAACTAGAAACTGCTTTCGGAACACCAGAAAATCCTGGACCAATTTTAAGAGCAGTACAATCTGGTGAAATAACTGGAAAACAAGCAAGTGAAATGGCAAGGAATTGGAAAAACCGATCACTCAAAAATCAAGGAGAAGACCAAGCTCAACGATGGTTTGAAACTGGAGAATTTGCAGCAAACACAGCAACTGATGTAGCTACAAATGCTTTAACTTATACTCCTGCATATCCTGTTGCTGCTGGTATAAAGGCAACAAAGGCTGCAGCTGATTATGGAAAATCAAAAGGAGTATTGGCATCATATAGATCAGATGAGGATAATTACGGAAGTGCTGTTGGTGGAGCAATAGAAGCAGGGACTCTTGGTACAATAAAATATGCTAAACCTATTGCGACAGTAACTGGTGCAGCAACCACCAAAGCAGGAAAAGCAGTAATCGGAGCGATTCCAGGAGGCAAAAGCGCACTAGAAAAAACTGCAAAAATTACCTCCAAAGTTAGTGAAAAAACATCACAAGCAGCAACAGCAGTATCAAACACAGCATCAAGAGCAACCCAAGCAGTTTCAAATACTGCATCTAGAGTCATTCCACAAAGAATAAAAGATATCAATGCATCCACTAGAACAGCATTGTCAAACATCAATAAAAAATTTAACTGGGATCCAGCTGGTGCTGCTGGTGGTGGAGTTGTAGCATCTTACTCCACACCAGAAGATGCACCTCTAACAACAAGATTAGCAAATATTGCAACAGGAATAGCTGTTGGTGGAAAGGTTGCACCTGGACTTATAAAACCATTTGAACCTGCATTTGCAAATTCAGCATTAGGTAGAGGAGTTTCTAGAATAGACAGTGCATTGGACACTGCCAAAGGTTTAGCACTTAACCTAGACAAGATGCCAGGAGCAACAGTAAGAGGTGTTGTGGATGATATATTAATGAAACCAAAAACAGCAAAACCAACACCACAACAAGCAGATATTAGATCCGCACACGCAGCAGAACAAGGTGAAGCAAGAGTTGCTGGAGCACATGCAATGGAGCAAGGTGAAGCAAGAGTTGCTGGAGCACATGCAGCAGAACAAGAAGAAGCAAGAATAGCAGCAGAAGAAGCAAGAAATAAAGCAATTTCTCAAAGAGCACAAGAACTAATAAATAAAAGACTAAGAGAAAAAAATCCACCAACAAATCCGCCAGAGGGTCCACAAGGAGAGCAATGATGAACAACTTTAAAAAAGAAAAAATAGTAATAAATCAAATTCTAAATGAACAATTTGCTGGAACTTTAGCAAGAGAAGTCGTAAAAGGACTAGCAAAAGAAGCACCAGCAGCTGCAAAAGAAGCAGTTAAAGTTGTTGCACCAGAAGCAATTAAAACAGTCGGTAGAGAGGTAGTTGCTGGAACTGCTGCGGATGCTGTGCGTTCAGCAAATTCAACAACACAAACTCCACCACAAATAACTGAAATTCCACCAGAATTAGTTCCAATTTTAAGACCTAGATCTAAACCAGAAGACAAACCAGAATATAAACCAGAAGACAAACCAGAACCAAATTCCACAAACACACCAAAGGTAGAAGATGAAAAATCAGTATCATCGGTGTCAGCAATTGAAAGATTTGGAATTCCAATTTTAGGAGAACTACTAAGATTAAAACTTGGATTTAATCCATTGGGTGCATTGTCACCACAATCTCAATCAGGGACAGCAACAAAAACAGCAACGGCGACGGCAACAGGAAAACAACAAGAAAAAGATTTAACTGGTCCAAGAGCACTAGATTTATCTAAATTAGCAGGACCAAACCAATATGGTTACAGTTCAACTAATTTTGCTTCTGAAGTAAGTCCAATTTTCCAAAGAGAAACTGGTTCGCAAGTACAGACACCAAGAGGGGAAAGAAGAAGAGCATTCAAAGTACCTGTAGAGGAATCTCAAAAACCAGGAGGACCAGGGGAAACAAAACCACAAATTAGAGAATTTGACACAATTAATCCCCAACCACAAATGCCTAGAGGAAAAGATACCCTAATAGGCGATCCAACTCCAACAGAAATTGCAGCAAAAATGAGAGATGTTTTAATAAGACAAAGATCACTAAGAACTAAAGAAAAATATAGTTCAAGAGCAAATGAAAATCCACCAATAAAAAATATTGATCATTCGGCAATTCATCACCCACAAATTGATGGTCCAATCAATCCAGGTACAGCTTGACTTTTAATTTAAATCTGGTATAATATGGTTGTGATTGGCAATTTTACACATAATTTTCTTACCGAACTCAAAGATCCACAAATTGAATTTGAGGTAATAGAACGAGAAGGAGTCCGTCTATACAAGACACCAGACGGACTCTTTCCTTCTGTAACCACTGTAGTGGGTCACGAAAAACGCAAAAAGTACAAGACATGGAGAGATAATAATGCCAAAGAATCGCAGCGTGTCTGTGATCGTGGCACTATGCTGCACTCTACCATAGAATCATATCTCATGAACGAGCATGTGGAACTCAAGAACGAGTCTCCCGTGTTTGATTTGTTTGGTCTGATTAAGAAGGAAGTTGATCATATTACAGATGTCTATGCCATAGAGACATTCCTATGGGGTAAATGCGTAGGTCTTGCTGGTAGGGTTGACTGTATCGCAAAATACAAGGGAGAACCGTCAGTAATCGATTTCAAGGCAAGTACCTTTCCAAAGAAGAAAGCAGATATTGATAATTATTTCTGTCAAGCGACTGCTTACTCTTTGATGCTACAGGAAAGAACTGGACTTCAGATTCCTAATATCGTAATTCTCATTGCAAACGAACAGGGATTCTGTCAGGTTTTCAAGGAAAAGGTCATCAATTTCGTAGAACCATTGAGCAACATGATCACTACATATAAGAAAGAGGTGAACTTTGATAAGATTATTGAAGGATGAAGTCAATCGACGCGGATCAAACACATGGACAATGTGCAATGATAATTCTCGTTCAAATGTACACAGAAAAATATTTGTAGAAAAGAACGGTGGGTTTTTCACTCGCGTTGGTGGTTCTTGGAAGTGGTTGGAGCAGGATAAACAATCTGGAACTATAGTTATCATCAATGATCCAGAAAAAGAAAACATAGAAGTACCCAAAAAATGGATATTTGCAGACGAAGAAGGTAAACATTACCATGTAGATAATTTAACTGAATTCTGCAATAAATATTCACTTTCAAGACAAAAAATGTATGACCTAGAAAAAGGCATAAGAAAATCCCACAAGGGATTCAAATTCATAGCAAAGACTGGAAACCCCGAGTAATCGGGGTTTTTTATTTAGGATTATAAATACTGATATGGTAAAAAAGATTTCTATAACTTTCGGTAAAATGAACCCTCCACACATAGGACACATGGGGTTGGGTGAACATGTTATGCAATACGCAAAAGATAATAACATGGATCATATGATTTATGCTAGTCAGAGACATATGAAAAAACTAAAAACTCCAAGACCACACCCAGATACTCCACTCAGTCCAGAACAAAAATTAAAACACCTCGAAAGATTCTTCAGAACAAAAAATATTAGACTTGAGGAAAGTCCATATTCTGCAATTGAAAAATTACTTGAAAGTGGATATGGTGAAATTCATGTGCATCTTGGATCGGATAGAATTCAAGATGAAACTGGTAAAAAATTACAAGAAAAGTATGGAGATAGAGTCAAAGTTATACAGTTCGGTCAACAAAGAAAAGAAGGCGAAAAAGGTATAAGAGGAGCATCCAGCACACTTATGCGTCAACACGCTGCAAATAATGATTTTGAACAAGTTAGATCAATGATTCCACAACATGTACCTGATGAGCACGCAAGAGAACTATTCGATGAACTTCGTGGTGGATTAAAACAAGCACAAGTCGATCTAAAGGAAGAAGTTTCTGCTGCTACCAGACTCAAACTTTCTCGTATTGCAAAAAGAACTGCAAAGTTAAGAGCAGCAAAGAGAAGAGCAAGAGTTAAAAGAAGAAGAAATGTAAGACAACTAAAAGGTAGAGCAAAACAAGATATTAAAAATCAACTGAGGCATCGTTATTTTAAGGGATCTTGGCAAAAACTTGGATTTGCAAGCAGAGCAAGAATTGATCAAAATGTAAATAAAAGAAGAAAAATAGCAGACTCAATGGTTCGTAGAATCATGCCAGATGTCATTCGTGGAGAAAATGAAAGACTTCGAAGAGTAAGCACAAGAAAAGAATCTCTTGAAAATTTACTATTGCCATTGCTGTTAGAAGCAAGAGTCGGTCAAAAGAAGTTAGGAAAAAAGACCACTGGAGCAAATAGTGCTGCTTCACGTTCCAAAGCAAGACTACGAAAGAAAAAAGAAAGAACAAAAATTGAATCAAGTAAAGCATCTGGAAATGTAAAAGGACGATATGCAATCGTGAAATCTAAATCTGGCAAATTTGCTGGAAGAGAAATGATTGTAGATAAAGAATCCATAAATCCAAACACAATGGATGTAGTTCTTGCTCCAGATAAATTCAGCATTGGTGCTGGTAGAAAATTAACAACACAAAAGGGATTCGTCAATACCGATTCTTCAATTGAATTGTATGGTATGATCAAGGGAGAGCAAAAAGCAACAATCAGAAAAGCAAAAGTAGCTGCTGCTGAACCCAAAAAGTCTAAAAAATCTAAAGGTGCAAAAAAAGCATCAGACAAAAAAGATGAACTGACACCAGAACAAAAGAAAGCAAGAAAAGAAATGATGCCAAAAGAACCAGGAAAATTTGATCCTGAGCCTGGCAACATTCAACCAAAGAAGAGACAGTCAAAACACTGTGTCAATCCAACATCACATGATGCTAAAATTGTAGAACCAGGTATGGCATTGTTTGCAAATACAAAAAATGGAGTATCTGTACAAGAACAAATAAAGTTAGGATTAGTAGATGAAGGAACTGCTTTAGCAATTCTTAAAAATCCACATGCTTCTTTGCATCCAGCACTAGAGAAAATGTCAGACGCACTGATCAAGAAATATGGCTCTGATGTCATGTTCAAGGTAACTGGCAGTAGCATGGATGATGTGCAACTGAACGATAAAGCAAAAAAGGGTGGAATCACAAATAAAACATCAAAGACTGATGTGCAAGTATTAGATAGAAAAACACAAAAAGTAGTAGATAATGCATCAGTTAAATGTGGACCAGGACAAGCATCATCAGGTAACTGGCAAGATTCATATGTTGCTCTAGAGTGGACAATTGACAACGCAGAAGAATTCGGAATAACTTTACCAGAAGATGTCAGAAAAGATGTAAAGAAAATTACTGATTACCTTTCTGGTGATGAGTATGGTGGTTATCATAGAACAGAAAGTGGACCATCTGGATTATACACACAGAAAGGTCCACTTGCAGGTCAAGATCCTGGAGTTACCAAGAAAGAAAAAGCAAACAAAAAATTAACAGATATGTTAGATAAAGTATTTGCTAAATCAAAGGATCTACAAGCACTCTATACACTTGCTCAAATAACAGGATTCCACAAATTCAAACAAGGAAGTGATGCAATTGCCAGCACCATGATTGCAGTCAGTCATGATGGATCACAAGTAAAAATAGCACCAGTAAATTTGGATCTTGCAAAAAAATGTAAGATAGACATTGCTTCTCGTATAAAATCGAACGCGGTAGCAACAACAGATCAAGAAAAAGAATGGGAACAACTTAAAGAGCAAGCAAAGAAAAAAGGAAAGAAACTAACAGATCTAGATGATTTTAGATCATATTCTTTAAGAAATACTATTCGTGTTGTGATTAACGAAATCAATCTAGAACAATTAAAAGAAGATTTCACTCCAGTTACAAAATTAAATGGAGTGAAATTAGTTTCATTATTACTAGAAAAACAAGAAGAATCACCACCGCAACCAACTGAAGACGAAATGAAAGCAAATTTTGATCAATTAAAACAACTTGCTGAACAAAATCCAATGGAATTTTTAAAAATCATAATTCCATTATTTGATTTTGATGATTTATCTCCTTCTGTTGACTGGTTAGATACGATACCAAATGAAGGTTATACATTCAACAGAGTGTTTATTAATGGAAATGAATTTAGAATTCCCGTACAGATTCCAATTGATAATCCTGTTCCTGGAATGGATGTTCCAGCATTGGGAGAAGCATTACTCACAGAGAAAAGAAATTACCGCAAAGAGTATGATAATTACCATTCAAAACCAGAGCAAAGAAAGAATCGATCCAAAAGAGTTCTTGCTCGTAGACTCATGATGAAACTTGGTAAAGTTCGTAAGGGTGATGGTAAAGATGTTGACCACAAAGACGGAAATCCCAAAAACAACGGTAAGCATAATCTAAGAGTTAGAAGCAAATCAGCAAATAGGGCAGACAATGATTAATCTCAAAGAAGACTTAAGAAGATGGTTTAAGGAAAAATGGACTGCTCAAGATGGATCCAAATGCGGTGAATATAAAGGTCGTGGTCGTGTAAAATGTCGTCCATCAAGAAGAGTATCAGATAAAAGTCCACAGACATGGAGTGAAATGTCTCCAGAAGAAAAGAAAAAGGCAGTTCGTAAGAAACAAGAAGCACATCGCAAGGGAAAGCAATGGTCTTCACATAAGTCTGGAAAAACATGGGATGGTCCGAGAAATAAATATAGGCCAGGAAAGAAAAAAATGAACGAATCATATTTAAAAGAAGACGATGTTATTCAACATGGAGAAAATCCACAAGAATATCATGATCGATTATTGAGAATGATAAATGATAATGATTTTACTTCAATGGATCATTATGATCGTTTTCATGCATATAATGCCTTCATGGATTCAATAAGAAAACATTATCCAAATAGAAGTTTACCACCACTAATTGTCAGAGTTATGGACAGAAAAGGATCTGCTCAAAACGCAACAGCACTAAGAGTTACTGGAATTGGTGGTAAACCAACAAGAGCAACATTGAAAGGTGTGCCAGCATCTGCTGGTGGTCATAGATCATACCACGGAAAAGAAGAAGAACAAGATGCTATGAGAGTATCGGGTATAGTAACGAGTAACTATGCTTTCATGAAACCAGAACATATTGATACAATAAGAAGAATAGCATCATTTAGAGGACTAAGAGAAATGTTTGAACCACTACAACAACTAATTATCGAAGCAAAGAAAAGTAAAAAACCATACAAAGGTTTCGATAAAGGTAAGAATCACCCAGAAGGTGGTCTGTCTCGCGCAGAAGCACGCAGACAGGGCATTCATGCGGGTATCGAAACCAAAGATGAAGCAAAACGCAAGGGTGGATTTGGCAAATTATCAGGCAAAACACAAAAGCGTAGAAAATCATTCTGTGCTCGCATGTGTGGAATGAAACGAAGAAGAACCAGTTCAAAGACCGCAAATGATCCAAAGTCAAAGATCAACGCAGCACTCCGCGTATGGGGTTGTCGTTGTGGAACTAACGAATCATTTGAAGGAGACACAAGACCAATGCTAATAGAATCAAAAAATAAACCAACAAACAAAAAACTATGGTCAAAAGCAAAAGCACTTGCTCGTCAAAAATTTGATGTCTATCCATCAGCATACGCAAATGCATGGGCAGCAAAATGGTACAAGAAGCGTGGTGGTGATTGGTCTTCAGTAAATGAATCAATGAATCCATTGCAACTGAAAGTCAAAGAGAAGTTTCTAACTGAAGGATGTGGTTGTGGTGGTGGAAATAAACCAAAACCAAAACCAAGACCAGTTCAAAAACCAAAAGCAATCAATGAAGAAGTTAAAAATGAAGCACATCGTGGAAAAATGACAAGAAGCATGATACGCAGTAGAGATAAAAGAGCAAAGAGATTAAAAGGAATTGCTAAAGTAGTTGTAAAGGGTGATACTCCAGAAAATGCAAGACATAGATTAGCAACATACATTGAATGGAAAATGAAGAGTGGCAAGAAGAACAAAAATTCTGCTGACTAAATAGAAATAAGGAATACAAATGCACAATTATACATCACAATCACAAACAGAATATAAGAGTATATTTTCACCATTTGATGCAGAAACTGTACAAGGCAGAATGCGTCTTAATCCACAGACTTCAGAAGGTCTGCATCGAATCAACGCAATGATCAATCACTGGTTGGGGTGCAAAGGCACAATGAATCCTCATAATGCTGTTGTTGAACTTCGATACAAACTAAATCATCTTAATTTAGATTTTCCAATTGGCACACACACCCCAATAGAAAATACAAATACATTTGAAGTAAGTCATGGAATCGTATTCGGTGCAACACCACAAACCGATCTCTCACAAGGATTCGACACAGGTGCTGATCTTCCAAAATACAATTTGACAATCAATCTTGGAAAAGATGAACACGGATTCAAGTTGAGTGGAAAACTAGAACCAAAAGATGCACAAATCGCAGAAGCAGTTGAGCATAAGATTAAATCAAAAAAGAGACTAGATAAACTTAAGGAAATGCTAAAGGACAAGAAGAAGAAAAACAAGAAGAAATAATATGCTCAAGTTAAGTAGTGATAACTTTATTTTATATGCAATGAAGATGTACAATAGTAGTTCATCTTCTGGATTAACAGAGTTCTATGAAGATATCAATAGAATTAAATATATCAAAAGATTGCTCATAAAATATAAAAAAAATCACGATCTTAAAGAAAGACTTATACTGAATCATATTATAATTTTACAAAATGTATTTGGTGCAGAAGCTTGTACGAGAATATTGTTTTATAAAATACATAAAGATTTGCACTCATATCTGAAATCGTTTCTAGTTTATTTACAATATATTCCCAAATATATTCCAGAAGTGGATGTCAATACAATCAACACCGACCACAGAATTGATAAAATATTAAGAGAATTAAAATGATTCGAATAGCGCATCTTATCCACAACATAAATCTACAGGAAGCGAAAGAAAAGAAAAAGGAAGCAGAAACAACTGGACATATGACCCACATTGCCGATTGGTCAATGTATGGGGATCCAATGCTTGCATATAAGCACGCAGAGGCAATGCATAAGTTCATGAACGGTGAGAGCACACCCAACCATACTGTGTCTGTAAAGGCAGATGGCGGAGTCAGTTTAGTCGTCGGTAAAAAATTAGACGGAAGATATTTCATCACATATAAAAGTGGAAAGAAAATGTTCCACACTCCAGAGGAAATAGATGCTGCTGGTGTTCCTTGGGCAGAGGATGGAAAGAAAATGCTTGCACATGCAATGCAAATGCCAATTCAAGCAGGACACGCATTTCAAGGAGATCTTCTCTGGGCAGATCACGGTGAAAAAGAAAAAGGTTTCATTCAACCAAATACTGTAAAATATAAACCAACAGAACATGGAATTGGCATTGCGGTTCATAGTCAATACCATGTCAATGACAATGATGAATTGACTAGAACAACAAATGTTCCTGATATCAAACAACTCAAACACGACAATGTATTTGTTCCTGATCTTCAGATAAAATCTGGTCAGATAAGATTAAATCAAGAAAGAAACGAGAAAGTCAAGCATCATTTAGATCAAGCAATGAGTGCAATGACTCCAGAAGTTCAAGAATACGCAAAGAATGTATTTGCAAATCCAAAACTACATAAGTTTCTACAGGAATATTCAAACGAAGTTGTTGCAACTACAGGTGAAAGATCTGTAGATTCAATGAGAACATATTTACATCAACCATTACATGGCGCAAGAACTTCCTATGGTTACATGGAAAAATCAACTCAAAGAAATATGAGTGATAAAGCAAGATCTGGTTTAGTATCTGAACTAGAATCCCATATGGGTACTCATGGAGAACACCTATCCGCTCTGTTAAATCATATGCACCATATTTCACAAGCAAAGAAACACATGCTAGATCAATTCCATGAACACGCACATCAAATGGGAATTGTTCCTATGCATGGTCAAAAGCACGAAGGTCTTGTATCGGCATTCGGTATACCACAAGAAGATGGATCAATCAAAGAAGTATCTCTTGCTAAACTCACCGAAGAAGGAATACACGGATTCAGTGCTTCAAATAGAAGAAGAGGAGTTGAAAGAGGATTTACCAAAGAAAGAGAACAACCACATTCTAATGTTCCTTTCGTGGACTATACTGCCGAAGAAGGTCCAAAAATAGTAAAACACACAACTACAGTAGAACCAAAACAAAAGAAAGTCAAAAAATTAAAAGAAGAAATGAGTGTCGGTGCTGGTGGCATTGCAGGATTAGGTGGACCAGAAGATGTAGCAGTTCCAGTATCAGCACAAAAAAGATACACCAAAAAAGGTCCATTGAGAAGAAAGATTGTTGAGTCTTTTTTAAACTCCAATAATCTCATGAAATAATTGCTTGCAGATATAATAAGAATCGACTATATCAGTCACTGGACTCCCAACATTAGTTTTGTTGGGAGTTATCATATTATGCAAATCTAGTTTAGTTTCTTCAAAGAAAGAATCAAACATCATCTGTTTGTCTGCATTTCCTTTTCCTGTTGCTAATTTCTTTACAACAGTTGGTTCAATCACATATACAGGAATCGATGCCTGATATAGTTTGTACTTTAAAACTCCAGTATTCTCTGCTATGTTAAATACTCTGCCAGTAGCATTATAAGCATAACCTTCTAACGCTACTCTAGAACATCCAATACAAATTCTCATAACCCAATCAGATATAGATCCATATCTTTCACAGTCACCGTTATAATCAGCAAACGACTCTCCGTGTATGTTGCCACGGAAAGTCGTTGCGTATTTCTTGGTATCTGTTAAATAGTAAAAAGAACAGTTATCAAAATTAAATTTGTTCTTTGTGTCGAACACACAAATAGAAGGTCCATTTAGAGAATAGTCAATTCCAGCGATGTGCATAGTTAAGAATCAAATGGGTGTTTTTCATCAAATACTTTGTTTTCAAAGTTCAGTTTAAATTGTTCTAAACGCTTGTTTGGTATTTTAAGACCAGACACTAAAGTATATAGTCTCAATGTTGGTTTATCATCTTCGTAGATACCTCTATGGAATGTTGCATTTGGAACAAGGGAAGATAATGTATCAAACCCATAGGATAGACTGTCCATCAGTCCTGCTGTGTTTGCCATTAGATCCTTTCCTCCAACTGCACAACAAGCAGCAAATGTTCCATTTGAGATGTCTATTTCAGCAAGAAGAGTCTTATCAATATTACTCTTGATTGATTTAGAAATCTCTGTTTCATTTGATGTCTTTGATGCTGGTTTGTTTCCATCAATATTTAATTTGGAAACTCCCATTACCATTACACCACCACAACGGAATGTTGTTGCATAATCAGTAGGATCGAATGATGTATACTGGGATGGATGCTTTGAAAGCACATTAAAGATATGAAACAGTCCAGATACTGTGCTGTTAATTGTATTCCAGAATTCCTTGACTGTTAAGTTTGTGTACATTTTTTCAATTCGTGCATTGTCTAGGATAACCAGAGGTGATATTTCCTTACGCTCTGCTTGTGCACCTATTTGTTTTAAGACTCTATAAGCGTTGTAGGAGACTTTGGGTGAGGTTGCCTCTCCACGGGTTGGTAGAGACATAACGACTCCTACGCGCTCTTCTGGTTTGTCGTGACCGATAAATTTCATGTACTTCTTGGCAATGTCGATCAGAACAAGAGAGGAACCACTTCCGCTACCACCGCCAGCACCAATGCAAACCATAATATGATCCACCTTTGTGCCATAGACTTTACGCATGAGATCAAAGATCTCTTGTTTGTATTTGAGTGTAGCATTTGCTCCTCTTTCCATGTCCTTGCCTGCACCCTCTTCTCCGATGTCGAGAAGCATTTTCTGGGTTTCTGGAATGTCTAGAATTGATAAATCTTGCTTTGATGTATTGACAGCAATGCACTTCTTATAACCACGGTCATAGAATGCTTTTGCTATTCTACCACCACCCTGACCAGATCCTATCCATGCAAAAATATGAGATCCACCACTTTCATCAGCAACATCTTCGATTGTAGTATCTGGTTCCTTATAATCTTCTAACTCTAGATCGGGTATTTCTAAATCAGGTATGTCCATTTTTATTCCTTTTCTCTAATAACAGTTTGAAATCTTTTTTCTTGGTTTCTCCGTTATATTCCCAAGCATATCCGTGTTCAATTAAAAGATCATTTAAACATTCACCAGAGTCACCAAACAACTCACCAAGAATTCTACCATATTTATCGTCTTTGAAAGTTTTTATTCTTATTTGTTTTTGTTTTTCAACCCACGATTCAACATACTGTTTAGCATCTAATCCTAGTTTTTTCTCAAGTTCATTTGTAGTTTTGCTCTCTGGAGTATCTACACGATTTATGCGTATTCTTTCTTTACGCATCATGTCAAATCCAACATCTATAATTAGATCTAGAGTATCACCATCTACAACTTTAACAACTTGAGAAACAACATATTCATACATCATGGAGTTCCATTTACAACTGCATTTGTTTTTTGACCAGTTACAAACACTCCAGGAATATCACTTCCCAATACGCCAGTTTCATCATACTGAATAAGACCAGCAATTCTAGGATCATTTTGTTGAATCAATTCAACTGAAGTAGTATCAAATGCGGAGATCACTTTAAAGTTAAGTGTAACTATAAGAGTTTCTTTATCAAGATATGTTTTATCAGTTAGAAGACATAACCAATTATGCCAAGCATTACCATCTTTTGGTACGGTAACTTCATTTACACCACCAGGACCAACCATGTCAATTCTATTGATCATACCTGGTTTTGCTCCAGTTGTATTCGTTCCCATAAATTCTAGTTTGGTATTATCCCAGACAAAAATAGAAGAAACACTTGATACTCTTTGCGGAAGAGTTTCGTTCTTCACAACAACTCTTACAGGAACAGTATCTCCAACTTTGAATTTAGTTGTTGGTGCAATCAATGAATGTGAAACTGTGTAGTCAGCACCAGCACCAAATTTAATACCATTAGTTCCATTTCTAATTTCGCTTAAAATATTGGTTCCTATGGTTGGACTTCCATCAATACGAGTTTTAGTTTCTACTCCATTTACAGTTACGGTTGGAAGAATTTTTATATCAGTTAATTGACTTGTTGGATAATAAAAATCACCCTTTACCTTAAAACGTAAAGTTCCCATGAGTCTATATGAATTTGCCCATAGATAACCATCAAAATTCCATTGATAATATAATGGTTTTAGTGCAGGAATTCTTTTTTCTGGTGCAGGAAGTGCTTCAGCATGAAATAAAACTGTCCCATCTTGAGGAAGAACAGACTCATTAACTCCACCAGATTGATCTGGTGCAACGATACCAGACTTAGCAGAATTCATAACAGTTGTATCGTATCCGAATCCACCAACAAGAGGTGGTAATAGTTCAAATTTTGTGTTATCCCAAGATACGATAAAATCACCACCACGGAACACACTCCAAAGTTGTACTGTTTTTCCATTTACAACCTTAGTTTTTGATATAGGTTGGGCAAGAATACGAACATCTATAATATCATCTTTCTTTGCAATTGTTCCGTTTTTATTTCTTCCATCCCAATCTTTATTTGACCATTGCGATTCGAGTAGAATACGATAATTCATAGATGGATCTATGTAATATGGAGTATAAACTGTCGCTGGTGGTACAGGAACAAGTTGTATTGTTCCATCAGGTTGTACAACCTTAGTTGGTGGGGTTTGTGCAAATGCGCAAATGTTTACAAACAGTGCCAATACTAGTGTGAATAGTTTTTTCATTTCAATCTCCTTTAAGTAGTTCTTTCCATTCTTTAAATGCTTTATCATTCCATTTATTTAAAAGCATTTTATTAATTCTGTTTAAACCAAATCTTCCAAATTTTGTTGCAATCTTCATAGCAGCAACTGCTTCATCCGAAGAATTGGTATTGATTTTACATAAACCATTGACAAATGGTATTTCAGTTGAAACAACAATTGGTACTCCCATATAAACAAAGTCAGCAGCAGTTATGTTAAAAGTTTCACTGAACGAAACTTGCATTCCAAGATCCATTTGACCTACAACCTTTAAAAAAGTAGAATGGGGATACCAGGGGTGTTCTACTAATCGTCCTTTACATCCAGGACTATTAAATAAATTTCTCAAATTTGTCAATACATTTCCAATACCATGCACAGCAGAATTTGATTCATGTTCACTGACATTTATATGTACAGCGACATTCTTATTTATTTCATTAGCATATTCCAATGCCCAGACTGCCTGCTGTAAATGATTCTTGAGTGGTCGCAATGCACCAAAAATTCCTATATGAACTTCATCTCCATGTGTTCTTATAGTTGGAGCAGAGCATTCTATTTGATTGGGATGATATAAATTTGGTGTGTATGAAACATTTCTACGATAAATATTTTTTAGATTATCATAAAATTCACGACTGTTTGCACTTAATTCTATATCAATACCTTCTGCATTTAATTGCATATATTGATTTAACCAATCAAAAGTTATAGATTCGGTTGCAATAAATGGTGTCTTAGAATGTAAACGAATATGCCATTTCACTGTTGGATGTAATCGGGAAAGAACCCTAAATTTATCAGGGACAACCCATAGTGCTTCTATAAATACATCTGTTGGTTTAAATCTGGCAACTTCTCTGTCAATTGAATTATTGTCAACAACTTGAACAACTTCAGATACAATTCCGACTTCGTTTAATTTTCTTGCGATAAAGTCACATGAATTATAAAGACCGTATGCTTTTGTTATTTCGCCGTAAGCATACCGTTGCTTAATAATGAAAAGAATTCTTCTTTTCGAGTTACCGCTAGTTGACATAGAATCCCCTTTATTACTATGTATGAAAAGAAACAACCCCCATTTCTGGGGGTTGTCGGACCTGGAATACTATTCCAGGTGGGGTGTTGATTGGACTTAATTATATATCAGAACTTGAAACCTAGACCAAAAGTGGTAACGGTATCCATGTCCTCTACATCAAGATCTGCACTTACTGCAAATGCAACGCCAGCATTAAATGCAATATTGTGTGCAAAATTATAAGTTACACTTGGTCCTACGGTAATTACATTTTGACCATCTGTATAGAACTGATCAAAATTACCGCAGACTCCAAACTTCTCAGAAACATTATACTTCAGAGTTGATTCTAGAGCAAATACATTGTCTTCTACAAATCCACCAAATACTGGCATGTATGTGTAGTCATTAACAAGTGTATACTTAACCGACTGTGTGAAATCTACTGCTTCCCATGTTGCAGAAAGTTCTGCACCACCAGAGAAGGTGCAATCACTTGATGAATAATCGCCATCAAGAGGAACACCTACTCCACCAAAAATATCAACAGAAAATCCTAAAAATTGAACTGCATTATCATAGGTGAGGTTTACATTAACATCACCAACTCCTGTTGAATTCACTTGACTGTCATCATTAAATACTGGAAGAGTAATGTCTACCTTAACATCATTATCCAGTTTAAAATCTAACTTGGTATCCCACTGTGTGATTGTTCCAGAGTCAAAATTATAAATTGAAAATTGCTCTGTGAGGTTCATCTTGAAACCCTGATCTGCTTTTTGACGCTGACCTGGTTCGCGCTGTGGTCTTGCTGATTCGACTTCCTGTGCTACAGCAAAAGTGTTTGCGCAAAGTGCTACGAATGCTACCAATACTGTCTTTACTAAATTTTTCATCTATACTCCTTAGTTTGTTAAATCGACTACTTCACACTTATCTCCGCTACAAGCGAAGGTCTGTGTGCCTACAGTCTTATCTTCCTTCTCATAATTCTTCAACATTGTCCAATCAACATTCTTTGGCATTTCTACAAGCAAAGCAGTATATGCAATCTTGGTGCATTCCTGATATGGTGCTTGCTGGTACGAGTGATCCGAATGTGGCAAGAATGAAATACCACTGATCTCATCGAAGTGCTTGTAAACCCAAGCACCTACCTCCATCCATTCGTGATCCTTGACTGTCACAGTGATTGATGGCTTATGCTCGCACCAATAACGCTGATATGTCAACCACAACTCAAGATGTTCGATTGCAGTCATATCGTTGCGAGTAATAGATCCCTCTGCTTTCATTGGGAACGAGAACACCATAGTATGATCTGGCTTCATTACGCATGGCTCTGCGGGGAATCCAAGATCAATCATCATCTGACACAACGGATCCTTGCGATCCGCACGAACTGTACGAATATAGTATTCACTGTGACGAGCATGAATACCCGATGCAGCATCAGTAAGTTGGGAAACTGCACCTGATGGTTTGACACAAGTAATTGCAGCTGCAGGATTGATTCCTATCTTTGATGACCATTCTTTATTTGTTTCAACAGCATAATCTTTAAGAATGGACAGTGTATTTGGAAGATCATCAATTGATCTCATCATCTTATTATCAAGTATACCAGTAAGTGATACACCAAGCAATGCTTCTTGTTTGCAATTCTTTGTCCATTCTGATGAAAGGTATGGGAAATGTGTGAGTGATGCTTGCCATGTACCTAGGATTGTAGCAAGTCGAACCTTACGACGAAGAGATGCCAGACCATCTTCTGGTCGAACTACAACTTCAGTGAGATTGCAAAATTCACGATCACGGAGGATAATTTCACTGCACGGATTCGTGCCGAATTCATAAGACGAGTCGCGACGATCTCCAAGTTTAGATACAGTCCTGCGGCAAGCATCCCTGTTAAATATACCGCGTTCCCCACTTTTTGACTTGTATAGTGCCACCCATTCATCCATGAACACTCCTATTTCTGGTTTTTCTTTGTACGCGACGGAGTTGTTTGCAAGTGCGCGCTGTGGATTATCATTCCACCATGCTCCTGACTTGGCATCTCGCATTCTTTCATCTGTAAGATTGGAGAGACTAATAAGAGCAGATCTACGGACTCCTCCAACCACGACAATTTCTGCAATTTTGCATATGATATCATGGCATTCGATAGAGGTAAGTTTTCGCCCTGCCGCTCTCTTAAAAGTATCAACGGTGAACTTAAATAGATCTTCAAGTGGTCTTGGTCCAGACGCTCTACCACCGAATGTTTTGAGGCGGGCCCCAGCAGGACGAATTTTTGAAATGTCCCATCGTGGTATCTGACCTCCAATGAGTAAGGAGACAAGTTCTTTGTAAGCCTTAGCCCAACCAGCTTTGCTATCTTCCACAATGATCGTGGTGTCAGAATCCGTAAACTGTTCAGCAATGGTTGGAAGTTTTTCAACATATTGACGCTCCACGCTAAATCCCACACCCGTTCCACACATGAGTATGTATAGAATCTCGTCAAAAGCACGAATTCTATTTACTGCAACATATGAACAATTATATCCTGCTGTGTTGTCGCGTTTGAGTGCTTCACCAGCAGTCATAAGTGCGCGCATGGATGGCATGATCTCAAGATTGAGAACTGCATCCTCCAACTCCTGACGAAGTTCAGATGGCACAGTATAATTAAAATTATCCTTCAGATGTGATTCAAAGAAGTCAAAATAACGCTTGACTGTTTCTTGCCAAGTTTCTCTTCTCTTTTCCTTCTCCAACCAACGAGCATATCTAGAGGTGTGTATAAATTTCTGATAATCAGAAGGCAATTCTTTCATGTGTTCTCCTTTGTCAGCACCATCCACGATTCAGGAAATAGAGGTTCAATAAGTGCACCGATTGCTTTTGCATATTCTCTAACTTCCCACTGAGCGTGTGGATCAGATCTCTGATTATAAACTCTTGCATACGCAGCAAGAGATCCTGTCCACCACCATTCAGTGTATGTTCCCTGTGGAAGAACAAATCTTGCTTGTTCTGGGGCAACTCCATTATCTATAAGAGAATTGTAGATCTCAAGACACTTATCTACTGCTTCTCTGTATGTTCTTTGAAAAGTATTTTTACTTTCGCCATCTTTCACGAAATCTTCAGAACCCTGTTTTGCGCTACCAGCAGGTTTTGCTCTCCAAAAGGGTTGATAAATATCGGGAACATAAGAAACATAGCGTCGAGAAATTTCATTTTCGACAAATCCAACTTTATGTTTAAAAAGTTGAGTGCGAATAGAAATAGGCGCTTTAATTCGCAGTGTGATCTGCGGATGCGCGAATGGTGTCCAGTGTTTATGTTCTGCCAAATAATTGATTAATTTTGAATCCTTCACAGACAGAATACCATTTCCTTCGTGATCAATCTCTTGCCATTCACTTTCTTTGTTGAATGAAACTCTTGCTGCATTTACCACAGAAAGATCAGATCCCATGCAGTCTACTAATTCAACAAACCCTGCATCTAATACATTAATTTTTTCCATTAGGGAACTCCTTCACAATAATATGATTCTCACCAAGATATTTTTTCATTTGCTCAAGGGCAAATACTTTATATTTTTCATCTTTAATGTAAAAACAAATGCTTGAAAAATTTCTCCAATCCTCTTCATCAAAATTTTCATACTCTAATTCTTTCATGTGATGAGTAAAATTTTGAATATAATTTTTGATGCCAAGAATATCTTCTATGGTTGTATTCTTTTTCTTCATCCAATTTGTTTTTGCAATATCTTCATTTTCATATTTGCGTAAACATCTCTCATATGAATTTTGAATTTTTAACAGCATTGCACTCAGTTCACTCAAGAACTGTTTGTTATTTTCATGCCAATAATCAAAATGCAATCCATCTGTTTTTGTATAGGTACGAGCATAATCAATTGCCCGATAAAACATATCAGGATCACTTTCGCGAACATATTCTGCAAATTTAAAATGAAATTCTGCAACACCGACGAGCAGAGAATAATCTTTTTCTGAAATCTTCATAAACATTTTCTCCATGTATTAAATGCCATCATTGCTGAAGCACCACTGTATGTGTGTTCTTGGATTATACCAAGAACATTTATACCATTCAACACCATATCATTTACATCTTTATCTTTGATATGTGAAGGAAAGATAACAACTTTTTCATTTGCGTCAATCAATTCCTTCATCATGTTTGAAACATTTCTACTTCTTGGTTCATTATCAAGTATGAATATAAGATCTTGATTCTGTAGTTTTTTACGAATTTCTAAAAAATTACCAAGACCAAGAACTGCAATTGCATTGGGAATAAATAAACTGTCAATTGGTCCTTCAACAACAAATATTGGTTTGCTTTTGTCTACAGTATCCATTCCATAAACAAGTCGTAAATCATCACTTTTCTTAAGTGTAATATACTTTGGTTTTATATTTTTAACTGCACGACCTTGAACACCAACCAACTGATTGTTCTCATCAAATATTGGAATCAAAATTCTTTCATCTTGTTCCAAAAGATTATAATCAGAATTCAATTGCTTGGCAAATAAACCAAATGTTTTTGTATATCCAAACCTATCCCATTTATTTTCTGGAATTTTTCTTGACTGAAGAAAATTAATTGCCACATGATCTGGTGGTAACTCTTCAATCATATCATACTTAACTCGTACTGCTGGTGTTTGTATGATCTCCTCAGATCTAAACTCTATCTTTGTATTCTTGTCTGTGAATTTTTCCAAGCAGTATTGCTTGAATAGTGCAGGAGATATAACTTCCAAGAATTTATAGATGTTATAGGAAACACCACAGTTGTGGCACTTAAAGAAATAACTATCGGTGTTACTGAAGAAGTATCCTCTTGCTTTATTTTTATTGACTTCCGAATCACCACACATCGGACATCTACAATTTGCAAGATTGACTTTCTTCCACTTGAATTTTTCAAGGGAAGTGGATACTAGATTAACATATTTTTTATCAATATACAAAGACATTAAAATTTCCAAGTATCAACATCATTTGATTTTACAAATGGTTGTCCAGATTTAGGCATCTGTGTTTGCTTGTTTGATGCAGGAATAACTGCTGCCTCTTCCTTCTTGATGTCAAAGACCTTCATCTTTGCGCGATTGATACCAAGAATAAACTTACGATTTGATGCCGTATCATTGTATCGATTCTTCAATTGCTTGACCATGATTTGATTCATCTCTGCCAGTTCTTCAGTGGAGATCAAGGCAATCATGAAATCAGCAGTTGCAGGAAGACCGAAAGACTCAGATGTATCTTCAAGACCAACATCAGTGCTGGAATAACCAGACCTAGTTGTTTGTGTAGCACTGAACAAAGGGACACCATACTCAACTGCAAGACCACGCAACTCTTCAGCAATTGACTTGACATACATGTATGAATTTACATTGTTGCCGTTCTTCAATCTTGCGGAAGCACAGATGTTTAGATAATCAACAAAGATAACATCAGGTTTAAATTTACGCTTAAGTTGCAATTCATCAAGTAGGAATCTAAAGTGATTTACATTTGCAGTTGCAGTTGGATATTCCTTGATAATCAACTTACCCTTTACACCAGCACTAAGATTATTCATCTTCTTCTCGTAAACTGTTTTTGGGAGTTCACGAAGAGCATCAAGAGTCACATCCAAAAGATTTGCATCGATTCTTTCTGCAATTCTTTCTTCTGCCATCTCGCAAGTGATGTAAAGAACATTTTGATTTTGCTTCAGACAATTTGCTGCGTGATGACAGAGGAACAAAGATTTACCGACACCTGTTCCTGCCATGACGATGTTGAGCGTCTTCGTTGGAGTTCCACCATTTGTGATTTGGTTGAAGAACTCAAGATCAAAAGCAATTCTCTTTTCCTTTGTATGATAAAAATCAAATCGCTTTTCATAATCTTCAATATAATCATGTCCGATGTGGGCATCAAAAGATATTGCTAACGCTTTAGAAAGAATGTCAGGAATTGATCCTTGCGATTGCTGAGACTTGCCATCAATGATCTGAATGGATTCCATAATCGCATTGTAGACTGCTTTTTCTTTACAGAAACTTTCTGTTTCGTTGAGGAGCCAATCAATATCACATGCCTCTTGAGTATTTGATATTTCTTCAATGACATTCGAGACACGCTTCATCTCCTCCTGTGTTATGCTTTTATTTTTGTCAAGTATAATATATAGTGCTTCCTTTGTTGGAAGATTATTATATTTGATTATGAAGTCATGAATTGTTTCATAAACAAATCGCAAAGCACGATCATGAAAATACTCCCTTTTGATAAAGGGAGTTACTTTTCGAGAATATGTGTCGTTCTTAATTAGATTGTGGAGTATCAGTTTTTCGATGTCTGTCATTTTCTAATTCAGCAATACGCTGCCTCAATGATCTTATTTCGTTCGCACCACTCTCTAGAATATCCTGTATTTCTCTCCAAAATGTAAATACTTGGCACATTCTAGCATCATCCATTCTAGTTTCTATCGGATGATTTTCACAACGAGAAATAACAAAAGGATGATTTAATTCATTTACGGTGTCATAAATTTTAGGATCACTCATCATCTTCTGCCTTTGTGTCTGCACCGTAACTGAACTCATTATACACTGCCTTGTCGATCAGATCAAGGATATCCTTTGTGAAATACTTTTCAGGATTATCATAGATGGTCTTTTCAAATACCTTTGTGCCATCAGGCAATTCAATTCGTGTTGAATTTTTCTTAAAGATGCCAGCATTCACAGCGATATCGACAAGACCATAATATGGATCAAGACCAGTATCATAATTTAGACGAACATCGATTTGTTTATTTTCCTTGGTAAAACGACCCTTGTAAAGTTTAACATGAATAATGTTACCAACTACTTCACCATCGGAATTCTTATCCTTCTTCTTTGAAAGATAAACAATAGTTGATGCTGCGTACTTAAGACCAGTACCACCACCCATTTCAGACATTGGAACATAAGCACCAACGACTTGATAAGTATGATTCGTCATAATCATTGGAATCTTTGCGATGCCAAGTTTTACTGTGAGAACACGGAAAGTTGATTTCACGATTTGTGCGCGAGTCATGTCGCGTGTCTCTTTACCTTCAGCAGTATCATTCATCTCCTTGGATGTTGACAACATACCAAGAGAATCAAGAACAATCATTGTTGGTTTACGATTTTCCTTTGGCAGTTCAAGATACTTATCAACAATCGTGATCGCTTGATGACGAAACTCTTCTACTGTCGATACAGGAAATACTGCAATACGCTTTGGATCAATGCCACGATTCTTGAACATCTCAGAAGTAACTGCTTGCTCTGAATCGAAGTACAAAACAACTGCTTCTGGATTATCCCTTAGAAACTTGGATACAATAGATAGAGTAAAGTAAGTTTTACCTGTAGAAGATTCCCCAGCAAGTGCAAGAATTTTGTTACCAGGCATTCCAGAGTAAATGCTTCCACTGAGCAACCCATTAAGAAGATAGGTTCCCGTATCAACAAATCCACTGACATCTGATCCTTCGAGTCCGTCACTAACCAATGACGCATATTTGTTTCCTGATGTTTTCACCATTGATGATAAAAAGTCACTCATAATATTCCTTTCAACCAAATAGGTTTTCTAGTGTGTTTTTCTTTTCAGTTGACCATCCAATAGTATCTAGGATCGTAGTCAACGGATCAATAAAAGATTTCTCAAATTGCATTTTAGAATCAATATATTTCTCAAGTTCAAATTCTTTTGGTAAAATATTTGGAAAAGATACAACTTGATCTTCACCTTTTATACCACCAAAAGGATTTGGTTTCTTGAGATGAAGATATTTGATCTTATCACCCTCAATAATTTTCTTGTATTTCTTTTCCAACTTCATTTGCTTGAGATGATGATTATAGATCAAAGCACCTTTGACAGCAATTGGTGTTGACTTGCGATAAATTGTATCTTTATCCGCATACTTTGTCATGCCATTGACACTACGAGGAAATGCCATCTGCTCTGGTGGCAGAGAATAAAATTCATCTCTACACTTCTCAATGAAGTTTACCATCTCCTGCTCTGTACCGTTCAAAGTAATATTGATTGCGGTCTTGAGATGCTTTCTTACAAACTCTGGAGTAGAACTACGAGTTGTCTCAATACCCTTGATCTTCAGTTTAGGTTCAGTGTATCGTACACCTTCTGAATCCCATACATTGAGCATATACCGTTTCTTTGCAGTCCATATGCCTTTGTCTGCAATTACCTCTCGACCCATCTGCATCTTATTCTCATAAGCATTTGTGATATCAGCAAGTTCCTTGAACTTTTTATCAATGAATGGAAGAAACAATTCATTTGCTGCTTTATCAAGAAAGTCTACAATAGTTTTAGTATTTGTTGTGACAGAACTGCCATCAAACAAACCAATGTTTGGAAATACTTTCTCAACAAGATTATTCAAACAAAGATAGACAGAATCTGTATCTGATGCAATGACATAATCAATATTCTCTGTCTTGACTGTCTTGTTTATGTACTTGTTAAGTTCCTGACCAATCCACTGAATAGACAACTGACCCGACAGAGTGATTGCCTCTGCGAGTTCAGTTGAATAATATCGGAAGTATTGATTGCCTATCGCACCATAAGCAGAGTTCAATTGAATTTTACGAACCAACTGAAAGTTGTGGTATTTTGATATGTCATTTTCTGTTTGTCGTTTAAGTTCAATCAATTCTGCATCAGTTAGTTTTGATATATTCATAATTTATCTTTCCACTTGCCATCAAGGATGATACCACAACTAGGTATATCTTCAAGAGTAACCTTCTCAACAGAATAACATTGTGTCATTTTGTTTTGTTTTCGCAGTTCGTTTAATGACTCTGCTTCTGCCACTGCATTTGTTTTCTTCTTAAAAAGAAGAAGACCCTTGCGGGGTTCTCCCGAAGAGTCTACTAGGTTATCTGACACAAATTGGTTTGTTTCAGTAATGATTCCGTACATTATTTTTTCTCATTCATCTCTGTCAGCAGTTTGAGTATCTTCTCAATCATTTCTGCTATTAACCAAGCACTACAGAAAATATAGAACATGAAAAATATTAAAATCCATTCCATTAATTCGCTCACCTTCGCCGCCTTCCAATGATACCAGCAACCGCAAGCAGGGCAAGTGCGGATGGTGCGGGAACCACTGTGTATTCGATGTTGTCGATGGCTAGGTGAGAAGACAGAGAGTTAGGGATGGTGCTATAGATCTTGATCTCCGTGATATTGTTGAGGGGACCAGGATATACCGAGGAGATGTTCAGTTTTACCCGCTGTGCTGTAGTCAGTTGTGCGGTGTAGGTAAACACTCTCTCCCCGTAGCGGTATCCCTCTAT